GTACAGGCAGCCCTTCTTTCTCGTCCTTCTGGATGAAACAGTGCGGCATTCTTCGTTGGATCTGCTTTCCGTCCGCGAGTGCTTGCACAATCGGAAGGTAGTCTTTTGCGTTGTCTTTGTTCATGCGTCAACGAGTTCGATTTTGGCCGTTATTTTTGGGATGACTTTGCGTATGACTTCTACGATGAGCAACGGAGCGCACCAGTCGGTTTCGTGTTCGGTCTTCAGGCAAGTGCAGGAGTCATTCCAGACATTGCGGATGTCCTTCAACGCTGCTGTCTCTGCTGCTTTGCGAGTTGGATATGGGCCAGTTGCGTGACAAGTATTTGTCACTTGCTCAATTAGGTCAGTGTCAATAATCCAGTATTCTTTTTTCATGCGAGTTCGATTAGTTTGAGTGCGTGTTTGTAGGCGTCAATTCGTCCTATGTGCCTTTGCTGACTATCGTAGTCCATATCGTAGTCCAACAAAAACTTTAGTATACGAGTTTCTTCCTCAATACGTTGTTGAAGTTTTTTCCTGTATGATTCAATGTCGAAGTTGCTCATTATCGGCTCAACATAGAGTAAAGGGCTTCTCGTTTCATGTTAAGTTCCTCCAACTGCTTCTTGAGTTTATTGTTTTCATCAAAAAGCTTTTTGGCGTACTCGCTCATCAAAACAAACCTCGTCCAATCCGAAGGGGTGTCATCCATTTCTGTATTCATTATTGCTGTATAGGTAGGAGTTTATTTGTCGTCGTAGGAGTATGCCTGCTGTTCAAGTAGGCGTTGCTGTAAATGCTTTTGCAGTACTGCTGCCATCTCAATCGAGCCTGCCGCAGCTACACGGTCGATAGCATTCTCGCGTATCTTAGAGTAGTTAATCTTACGCTGTTTGGCCTTATTTGATTTACTTCTCATAGGTCACAGTTGGGGCAGATCCACCCTAACACATAGTGATGTTCGGTTCGTGTATGACACTTGCCACAATGAGTCCATGATCCTTTGAGGATCATTTCGTCTTCGTAAGGGTCATCCTGTATCGGCATCCTGTATCGGTCATCCTCTAACGTGTTGCAAGCAGCGGCATCCATGAGGATGTTACAGCTAGCGACGACGTGAGCCAGATGCGTGATACCGGATTCAGGGTCCAGATCTTCACCGTCGCGCCATGCGTTGAGATGGCGCATCATCGCTGCAATGTAGGTCGTAGTGCAGACTTTTGTCTTGCGCCAGTTGTATGGCCCGTACTTGTCTGCACCCAACTTATGCGCCCACGCAGCACTCTCCATCGCTGTCGGCGGGATTAGATGCAGTGGGGCTTTCTTGCTTCCGGCTACCCCTTTTGGGTCCAGCGAACTTTCCAATTTCTCGTTCGAGTTCATTGAGCTGTTCCGTTATGTTTGGTGTTTTTGGATAGTTCTCCTTCTTGAGGAGCCGCCAGTATTCCTTCTTCAGTGTGTCTTGTATTAGTGTGCTCATTCTTTCTAGTCGGTCCAATCTTGTCCCATAGTGGGCTGTTGTTCCAAGCTCCCGCATTGTATTCGCGGCGGTTGCTTCCTTTACCTGCATCGTGTGGTCCACTCATTGTGATGGTCGTCGTGTGACGGAAGACCAACTATCCTTAAAATCGAAGTACGTCAATAATTTTTTTTTATCGGCCTAAGAAAAAAGTTCGTCCTCGATGAGGACGACCAGTTCTCGAAAGGTCACGGCGGACTCAAGTAGCGTAGAGTCAGGCAGATCGAACTCCTGCTGGAGGAACTTCTCAAAAGCAACAAACTGCTCTGGCTCGAAAAAAGATTCGAGTTCTTCTCCAAAAGGCACGTTCATCTTGAAACCGAAGATGTCTTCGAGGATGGCGGCAATGGCATCGGTGATGTACTTGCGGTTCATGGTGTGTTAATAGAGATAGTGTAGTAAGCGATTAAGGCTGCGTCAACTATTCCGTCATGGGCAACTTTGCTCTTCGGCGTAGCAAGCCAGCTCTGTTCGGGCCAGAGGTCATTGGCTCGTTTGAGTGCTGTGACTTTCGTGTTACCCTTCGCTATCCCTTTGCCCAAGATTGCATCCTGCCAGTCCTTAACCTGTATCCTACGTGTCAAAATATAAAGGGCGTCACAAGCACCGACACACTTGCCGAAGGAAATTGCCATCGAGCGTACTGCTTGCGAGGACTTCGCGTGCTTGAGAGGCTCCTCAATCGCAACGAGGATCTTATCCATGCTGAACCTCTCGATGAACTTGATTACCTTGTTCACGTCTATCTCAGTCTTGTCTCCTTCTTTGTACGTTGGCATTGCCATGTACGATACGATCTTATCGGTTTCAGCATTGACTGCACAGAGTCCACCGCTTAGGCCGTTGTCAATTCCGACGACGATCATTCGACTTCCTCCGCCTCTACGATCACATTCGCTCCGCCATTAGCTGCTTTGGCATTGTTCAGGATAGAGAGGTCAATCGTGAGAGTGCCTGCATTACCGGAACCCCCTTTTGGATTCAGACCTAAGTTGCGCCGGATGAGTTGATCCAGTTCGGATAGCTCACGGACTGTTCTCGGTCCTCGGACATTCATCAGATTGTCTCGTAGCATCTTAATCGCTGAAGCAGCAACGTAAGCCTGATACTTGTCGGCAGGACTGGACTGGTTTTCTGCTACCTCAAGTAGTGCCTGTTGCTCCTCATCGCGTGCAGCGAGTCGGGAGTCGGACACAGCGGCTTCGACAGACCGCTCAAGGTTCTGCTCGAAAGGATCGTTTGATACTGGCGTGGAAGGTTTAGGTACATCTTTCAACCAACGGGAAATCGTGTCATCTGTAACGCCCAACTGTTCGGCAATACGGATCTTGATTACACCGCTTTGGTATAGGTCAACGGCACGCTGCATTCGTTCGGCTTTAGCTTGTCGTTTCGCCCTTCGTTCTTCAGCGGATAGGTTGCCTTCTTTGAGGGGCGCACGTTTAGAGAGAAAGCGTTTCGATGTAGCTCTCTTTTTCTTCTTAGGTTCTTCCAGTTCGTCAGACATACTCGAACGAGATAAGGATCTAAACAATTACTTGTCAAACCTTTTTTATCAATGTAGCGTCGGGAAATCTATGGGACGCCCTAAGAAACAAAATCCAGATAAGATCACACTATCGGTACTAGAACCGAGGATTGATACAGCGAGCAACATGATGGACGTAGGTGGTTGTCTGATCCCAATTACCAATACTCTTACCGCCCTACTGTGGGGTTTTGCCAACCACCACTCCAATAAGGCTCGTGAGTTTTATTTCTGGCGAATTGCTGACCTACTGTGGAACCGCGACGACCTGCCTGAACATATGTTCCTGAAGCATCCGTGGGCGGAGCAGGTCATTCGAGAGTGTATCAACAACAAGTACCTTGCTGTAGGTGGGGCTGCCTCTAGCGGTAAAAGCCATACACTCGCAGGGTACGGGATTATCAGTTGGCTTGCAAAACCGAGGGATACACTCGTCCTGATGACCTCAACGACATTGCGAGAAGCCCGTAAGCGGATCTGGGGTTCGGTGATCTCATTGCTTTCAGTCATCGACGGCGCACCTATTAACATTCGTGACTCGATTGGATCGGCCAACTACATTGACGAGAACGGCCAGACTTTTGACAGGGCTGGCTTGTCACTGATCGCTGCGGAAAAGAGTCGTACTCGTGAAGCAATCGGAAAGTTCATCGGTCTGAAGCAGAAGCACGTTATCTTGATCGGTGACGAGTTGGGTGAACTCAGTCTTGCGATCCGTCAGGCAGCTCTAGCTAACTTGAGTAAGAACCCGAGGTTCGAGTTCAAAGGTCTGTCCAACCCTGCCAGTCGCTTCGATGCATTCGGCGATTGGTCTACACCAAAAGACGGATGGGAGTCTATCACACCGGAAGTCGATGATGAGTGGACGACGAAGTGGGGTGGCAAGTACATCCGACTCGACGGTGAGCGTAGTCCTAACATTCTCGCAGGCGAGACGGTCTACCCGTTCTTGCCTACCATTGAAAAGGTCGAAGAGGATAAGCTGCTATTGGGCGAGAAGAGCCGTGCGTATATGCGGATGGTTCGGGCAGTTTTCTTTGACAGCGATGAGACTGAAGGTATCTACGGCGAGTCAGAGATCCTGAAAGCGGGCGCGATGAAGACGGTCGAGTTCAAAGGCCAGACGACTCTGATTGCAGGAATAGATCCAGCTTTCACCAACGGCGGCGACAGAACGATCATGTACACGGCGAGGGTTGGCTACGATACCGTCGGCCAGTATGGGATTCAGTTCGAGGATTGCATCCACCTCAACGACGACGCAACCAACAAAGCGATTCCGAGGACGTACCAGATCGTCCACCAGATTCGGGACAAGTGCAAAGCGTTAGGGATAAAGCCAGAAGACGTAGCGGTTGACTCGACGGGCGCAGGCTCGCCTTTCTGTGACGTTCTAGCAGGCGAGTGGTCAGACCAGTTCCTGCGGGTCCAGTTTGGTGGAAAGGCTTCGGACAAGCGGGTCAGTATGAACAGCCGACTTACAGGAGAAGAGCTGTATATGAATAGGGTGAGTGAGCTTTGGTTCGTCGGTAAGGAGTTCCTCCGCACGAACCAGATGCACGGGCTGTCCACCGATCTCGCAAAGGAGATGTGCAGCAGACGCTACGATATGGTCAAGTCTGGCACGCTACGGGTCAAGGTCGAGTCGAAGGTGGAGCTGAAGCAACGGGCAGGTCAGTCGCCGGATATGGCGGACGCAGCGTTCATTGCGCTAGACCTCGCTCGCGCCCGACACGGGCTGGTCGCAGTTGACCCTCCAAAAGACGCAAGCAATGGCGTGGCGTTCTTCCGACAGACCAGAACGATGAAGGATTTGGACGTAGTTGCGAGGTCAAGAATGACCCATGCAATTTACGATTGAGTTCATCGTATGGGGTTTTACTGGTGGGGAGAAAATCTGAAGAGTTTCTGGAAGTGCGGTAATTCATAATAATTCAATAATAAGAGAGAACTGAATTACTGAGTTATTATGAATTACCTAAAGGGAAGAGTATTTATAAGGTATCTTATAACATACCTTAGTAACCTACTCATGTTACCCCACAATGGGACCTGAACCCTGCCTCCTGTATCCGCTATCGCGCATCTGAACTTGTGCGGTAGATCAAGAATTTCGTGCTTGCAATTTCAGGATACAGGGTACAGGATTCGTTCGAGCTTGTCTTGACTTCTTTAATTTATGGCCACCCTTGACGCTAATGCCCACCCGTACACGATGGAACGTGAATCCACTCGTCTCTATCGTGAAGCCCGTCGTGCTGCGCGTCAAAGCGGTAGTAGCAAGGCCGGAGATGCACTTGCCATTGCAGGCGCACAAGCTGCGACTCAAGAGC